ACGACCCTCCAGCTTGGAATAATGCTTCAATTCATTATGTCGGTCGCGGCGGTACGACATATTTCAACGGCTACATGACTGATATGAATTTTATCGACGGTCAAGCCCTAACCCCCTCGTCCTTCGGTGCAAACGACCCCAACACCGGAGTCTGGTCGCCTGTGCCTTACAGCGGCACCTACGGTACCAACGGCTTCCGTCTGTCTTTCCAAGACAACACCGGCACGACTGCAACCACGCTCGGCAGGGACTACAGCGGCAATGGCAACAACTGGACACCGAACAACTTCTCTGTTGCAGCAGGCTCTGGCAACGACAGCCTGACTGATACGCCTACCAACTGGGGCATCGACTACGGCAACGGCGGCGAGGTGCGGGGGAACTATTGCACTGTGAACCCATTAAGCCTAGTTCCTAACGCTGCTGGGTACAACAACATCACGAACGGAAATCTGGACACTATTGCTCCAACGGGAGATACCGCTGGCGTTAGCAATATTGGCACGTTTGCCGTGTCTACAGGAAAATGGTATTGGGAAGCTACGTATTATCAGAACACCGCAACTGGATACAACCCGGCCATAGGAATCAGCGTCCTTAACAGTTCGACTGGGATGCTGGTTTACCAGATAGACGGAAACAAAAACAATTCAGGGTCTACGTCTGCATATGGAGCGACGTTTACAACAAACGACGTGATCGGTGTCGCGTTGAACATGGATGCAGGAACTCTGACTTTTTATAAGAACGGAGTAAGCCAAGGAACCGCGTTTACTGGAATTACAGGCCAGTATTTCCCGTTTTTTCTTATGAATCGAACCGGTACCGCAAGCTCTGGCTGGTACACCAACTTTGGCCAGCGCCCGTTCGCCTACACCGCGCCATCTGGCTTCAAAGCACTGAACACGCAGAACCTGCCAACGCCAGCGGTGGGGGCGACAAGTACAACCCTTGCTGATGATTACTTCAACATTGCTTTATACACTGGTAACGGTACTGCTATAGGTTCTGGTGGTAAGGCAGTAACAGGTATCGGTTTCCAGCCTGATTTTGTGTGGATTAAAGGCCGTTCTGGTGCAACAGATCACGGCTTATATGATGCTGTTCGCGGTACAACAAAGCAGTTAGAAAGCAATACTACCGACGCTGAAACCACGCAATCTGAAGGTTTGACTACTTTTGGTTCTGACGGATTTACTGTTGGGTCATTAGCTCAACTAAATACTAATGCAGCAACTTATGTCGGATGGGCATGGAAAGCCAACGGCACAGGCGTATCCAACACCGCAGGCTCGATCACCAGCACGGTCAGCGCGAACACGACGGCTGGGTTTTCTGTGGTGACTTGGACGGGTAACGGAAGTAACTCAGATCAGACTGTGGGTACAGGACTATCTACAGCGCTTGACTTCATCATCACAAAGCCCAGAGACACAGGCGCTGGAACAGATTCGTGGCTGGTGTATACATCTGCAATAACCCTTAACCAAAATGAGTGTTTAATTTTAAATAGCACAGCAGCAAAATCAACGACCATTGACCAAGGAACGCCAAGCAGAGGCGCTACGGCAGGATTGCTTTTGCTGCGAGCAGGGACAGGGGCCGGTGTCAACAATCAGAATCTAAACAAGAGCGGCATCAGGTACGTTTCATATTGCTTCCACCAAGTCGCAGGCTTCTCCAAGTTCGGCAGCTACACCGGCAACGGCAGCACTGACGGCCCGTTTGTGTACTGTGGGTTTAGGCCGCGTTATGTCATGGTAAAGCGAACCGACGCGATAGAGCAATGGTTGCTGTATGACACGGCAAGAAATCCGTATAACCTAGTCAACTTAGCTTTGGCTGCAAATAGTAGCGCCGCAGAGGCCACAACAACGACTAACGCGCCTGATCTTTTATCGAACGGGTTTAAGTGGCGCGGCAGTGATGCGGCGACAAACGCATCAGGCGGCACATACATTTACATGGCCTTCGCAGAATCGCCGTTTAACTACAGCCGTGCGAGGTAAGCGATGTGGACCCGATCACTATTGCTGCCGCGTTTAAAGCGGCAACGACTGCGATAGAACTGGCAAAGAAGGGCATAGCGTTTTACAAAGAAGTTAAGAGTACGGCGGGAGAGGTAGGCGGGGTTCTGAAAGACTTGAAAGAGCAGTACCACAAGATAGTCAGCCCCTCCCCTGAACAGACCAAGCAGTACAACGAAGAAGTAAAGCGGGTGCAAGAAGTTGCTAAGGCCAACCCGCATGATGCGTTAAATGACATCTGGGATCAGCTAGGCGTTTTTGTTGACCAGTACGACGTGATGGTCAAGGCTTACATAGCGTCGGAGACCTCTGCCAAAGTGCTGTACAAGGGCGATGTGTCGTTGGGTAGGAGGGCGCTGGAGCGCTTGAAGTTGCGTCATCAGCTGGACTATATGCTGACAGAAGTGCGGGAGCAGATGGTGTATAACGCCCCGCCAGAGCTAGGCGATCTGTGGACCCGGTTTGAGAAGATGTGGACGCAGATCAACGAAGAGCAGAACATAGCGCTACAGGAGGAACTGCGCAAAGGGCAGGTACTAGCATGGCGACGCAGAAAGGCGGTAAACCAGCTAAAGGCGCTGGCAACATGGATTGGAGCAATCCTGTTCGTAGCAATATGGATGTGGGGCGTTCTAATTCTAATAAGGACGAGTCGGACGTATCAATTGTTATGGTCCTCTGCCTAGCCATTATGGCTTTGACTTTCGTAGTGGCAATACCTTTGCTCGGGATGGCGTATGCGGAAATGACGGCTATGACTAACATAGCAGTGGAACAGATCAAGATTATGCGAGAAGAAACCCGCAAGACGCGGGAGTTACGGGCCAAGATTTTAATGGGGATGGAGGAATAGATGCTTACACTTTTGTCAACGCTTATCTCGTTCCTAATGGGCGGTTTGCCTAAGATTCTGGACTTCTTCCAAGACCGTGTTGATAAGTCCCACGAGCTAACGCTGGCCAAGATGCAGACCGAACGCGAGATGCAGCTACTAGCTGCTGGCTATGCTGCACAGCAAAAAATAGAAGAGATCAAGCTAGACGAAATCCGTACCGAGACTGCCTCCCAAGAGAAGCAAAGCCTAATCGCTGCGCAGCAGGCCGAGATGGAGATGGTCTATAAGCACGACATGAGCTTGAACGAGGGCACGTCCCAGTGGATGAAGAACCTCCGGGCGGGTGTAAGGCCCATCATTACATTTGGCTTCTTTTTCCTGCTGGTCTTTGTTGACGTTGGGCTGTTCGCCTATGGTTGGCACCGTGGTACCGACTTCAAGGAACTAGCTGAAATGCTCTGGGATGCTGAAACTCAGGCGCTGTTTGCTTCGATCATAGCGTTCCACTTTGGTGGTAGAGCCTTCGGGAAGTAATCATGCCTATTAGCAAAAAGGCACTTAAAATGATCGCCCACCACGAGGGGGTGCGGACTAAACCGTACCAGTGCCCAGCCAAGCTTTGGACCATCGGGGTGGGGCATGTGATCGACCCCAACCACGCCAAGATACCAGTAGAAGAAAGGGCAAAATTACCCTGCCCACCGGGCTGGAACCGCACGTTTACTATGGAGGAAGTGGATGCTATCCTTGCAAAAGACCTTGAGAGATTTGAGCGCGGAGTACTTAAATTTTGTCCTGCTGCTGGCTCTCGTCAAGGCTGGCTCGACGCTCTGGTCAGCTTTAGCTTCAATGTAGGGCTGGGCACGTTACAGCGTAGCACATTACGGCAGAAATTTAATCGCGGTGACTACGCCGGTGCAGCAGATGAGTTTTTGAAATACACCAAAGCCGCTGGCAAAGTGCTTAAAGGTTTGGTCAACAGGCGCAACGATGAGCGTGCGCTCTTTCTAAGTTAAGGGGCTGCGATGCCAAGTACATATTCACCAGACTTACGACTTGAGTTAATCGCCAACGGCGAGAAGACCGGTACGTGGGGCACCATTACCAACATTAACCTTGGTGATCTGCTTGAAGATGCAATTGCTGGTGTTGCTACAGTAGCCACATCCTCGGCGGCGCAAGCCTTGACGGTTAACAACGGTGCGGTTGATCAGGCGCGCTGTTCCGTGCTTTCTTTATCTACCGTAGCCGCATCTAACTTTGCGGTGTACGTCCCGCCGGTGCCAAAGCTCTACGTAGTTAAGAACGCCGATACTACCTACAACTTAACGCTTTATGTCAGCACCATCGCAGGCAACACAACCGCAGCGGGTTCAGGTGTAACACTTCCTCCGGGTAGATCAGCGCTGCTACGCAGTGACGGTACTAATATTGTTGACCAAGTTAACTACATTAGCAGTAGCTTAACCACCGGGGGCAACCTCACTGTTGGTGGGAATTTTTCTGTTACTGGCACGGCTACGCTAAGCGCAAACCCTACGCTGGCTTTACAAGCTGCAACTAAACAGTATGTGGATAGCATAGTAGCCGGTGGGTTCCCATCAGGCGGCATCATTATGTGGTCTGGCTCTGTTGCATCTATTCCTGCTGGTTGGTTGTTATGTAACGGTACAAGCGGCACACCTGACTTGCGGGATAGATTTATTGTTGGTGCAGGTAATACCTACGCTGTAGGTGCAACGGGTGGTAGTGCAAATGCGATTGTAGTTAGTCACACCCACAGTGTTAGCTCTAGCGTTAGCGATCCGGGCCACCAGCACGTACAAAACTTTAATAACACCGCTTCAGGTAATACTGTTGCTAATCTTGGTGCGGGTAGTACTGTTACAGGTTACGTACCTAGTTCTGGTGGCGCAGCTACTACTAAACAGGTTCTTACCGATTCTTCTACAACAGGCATCAGTGTTAGCACTTCGATTAGCTCAACAGGCTCGTCAGGCACCAATGCAAACCTGCCGCCGTACTACGCACTTTGCTTCATCATGAAAGCTTAAGGAGCAGTAAATGCCCTTACAGAAACTTCAGTTTCGCCCCGGCGTAAACCGAGAAGGTACGACGCTCGCCAACGAGGGTGGTTGGTTTGAGTGCGACAAAGTTAGGTTTCGCTCTGGCTACCCAGAAAAAATTGGTGGTTGGGCTGCGCTGACTTACACGCGGTACCTAGGCATATGCCGTTCGTTGTGGAACTGGATCACGCTAAAAGGCTACAACCTGCTGGGCGTCGGTACTAACCTGAAGTTCTATATCGAGAACGGTGGCGTCTATTACGACATCACGCCGATTGGGGATATCACTAACCCCATGACCAACAACCCGTTTGCCACCGCTTACTCGCTTTTATCTTCTGGGATCTCCGCTACAGCAACTACTATTCCTGTGGTGAGCGCAACGACCTTCCCTGTTACTGGCGGCTACATCAAGATTGACTCGGAAGAAATCCGTTTTGCCAGTAAGTCGGGCAACGATCTGGTTGGTTGCACACGTGGTGTCAATGGCACAACCGCCGCTACACACTCTGTGTCTGCTCCTGTTGGGTGCGCTACTTTGACGGTAACAGACTCTGGGCATGTGACGGAAACCAACAGCTTTGTGGACTACACCAGTGTAGCTACGTTTGGCCCGTTTACAGCAACGCTGATGAATTCAAATGCCACAACGCATGTGCCAAGCTTTCAGATGACGTATCTGGAGCCAAACAAATACACCATCACTGTTACTGACCAAGACCCAAACAGCGTAACTTACGGACAGTACATTTATTCGACTTCTGCTACTTCGGGTGGCGGGGCCGCAGTTCGTGCTGATTATGAGATCGATGCTGGTCTGGACATTTTCAGCTTTGGTACTGGTTGGGGTACGGGGCCTTGGTCACGCGGCTCTTGGGGTTCAGGCTACTCTGATGCGTCTGGCGGCATTGGTCTGCAGCTTCGCCTGTGGAGCCAAGCCAACTTTGGTGAAGTTTTGCTGTTTGCCCCGCGCAACGGTCCTATTTACTACTGGGCTCCGGGCGGTGCCGGGACGCCTGACTTTTCGACCCGTGGTGTGCAGGTGACGGGTACTGAAGTGCCGGACCAAGTTAATCTTATTATGGTCTCTGATGCTACGCGCATCTGTATAGCGTTTGGCGCAACGTCTTATTCCTTTGATACACCCGCAGATACGTTTGACCCGATGCTGGTTCGCTGGTCTGTACAAGAGGACTACACTGACTGGTTGCCCGCAGTGACTAACCAAGCAGGTAGTTACAGACTGTCGCACGGCTCGTTTATTGTCGGCGCTCTGCAGACTCGTCAAGAGATTCTGGTCTGGACGGATTCATCCATCTACTCCATGCAGTACCTCGGCGCTCCTTATGTCTGGGGCTTCACTCTCCTTGCGGACAACATCTCCATCATTGGTCCCAACGCGATGGCCACCGCTGCTGGTGTAACGTACTGGATGGGTTCGGATAAGTTCTACATCTACTCCGGTCGTGTCGAGACGCTCCCCTGCTCCCTGCGCCAGTATGTGTTTGAGGACATTAACTTTAACCAGTCTTTCCAGTTTTTTGCCGGTACCAACGAGGGCTACAGCGAGGTTTGGTGGTTCTACTGCTCGTCCAACAGCACAGTGATTGACCGCTACGTCATATTTAATTATCTGGATCGGGTCTGGTACTACGGCACTATGGACCGCACTGCTTGGTTGGACAGCCCCCTGCGCGAGTTTCCGCAAGCAGCAACGCTTAATAATCTGATCGTGTACCACGAAGCGGCGGTTGACGACGGTACTACCAACCCGCCAAGCCCAATTAACTCGTACATCCAGTCGTCGGACTTTGATATTGGGGACGGGCATAACTACGGCTTTGTGTGGCAGATCGTGCCGGATATTACATTTGATGGGTCTACTACACCAGCGCCTAAATTCCCCGCAGTAGACTTTATTGTGCGCCCACGACAAAACCCCGGCGCTGCTTATGGTTCGGCAGACGCGCCTTCTGTTACTGCTACCACATCTTATGCGCAGCGTAGTACGTACAACGTGCAGCAGTTTACTGAGTTAGTTAACACACGCATTCGTGGGCGACAGATGGCTTTCAAGATTGAGTGCAACTCGCTAGGTACGCAGTGGCAGTTGGGCACTCCTCGTATTAACGTGCGTCCGGATGGTCGGAGATGACATCTTTTACACAAGTTATTACAACTGAGGAGTCTTCGCTTACCCAAGTGAAGTCGCCAACGCTGCCGCTTGCACCTGTGCAGTATCACCAGCAGTACCAAGACCAGCTAAACAATATCCTGCGTCTATACTTTAATCAGGTTGATGCGCTAATCAGCCAGCTTCGAGTAGGTTACTTAAATACGCTGGCGCTGCCTAACGGTGCGTTTTATCAGGACGGTGTGACTACGCTGGTTACGAACATAACGGGGCCGTCTAACCCACCTAATGGCGGCACAATTACCGTTACATCCACCGCAGATTTTGTTGTAACTACTGGTGGCGTCATTATTGGTACCGAGATTATCAGCTACACCGGCAAAACTCCTACAACGTTTACCGGCATTACTCGCGGAGCTTATGGTTCCACCGCCGCTGCACATTCTCCGGGAGCGTACGTTACTGAAGCGCAAACTTTGGCGTCAGCATCCGTCGCTGCTCCTTTGGCACTTCTTTCGACTACAAGCAGTAACGGTGTGGCGCTAGACGCTACTGACAAGACAAAGATAGTTTTCTCAACCGCTGGGTACTACAACATCCAGTTCAGCATTCAGATGCTGACGTTTGATAACACGATTGATAACGTAACGATATGGTTCAGGCTTAATGGTGTAGATATTCCATATAGCGCGGGTATTGCTACGGTTCCTGCTATCCACGGCGGCAATCCGGGGACGGCCATCATTTCTTGGAACCTTGTACAGCCTGTAAATGCCGGAGATTACATCCAGCTTTTGTTTGCATCTAACACAGGGAATACGGTTGCTGCGACTTACCCGCCGGGAGTTAGCCCAACGCACCCGGTGTCCCCATCTATTATCGTAACAGCAACATTTACGTCGGCACTGTAGCCTTTGTTTACGGACGATGAAATGGTAGACTTTGACAAATTTTTAGGAATGAGGTAGCCATGAGCCTCCACCATCTAGCACAGCATGTTCAGAACAAAGGACGTGGGGAGGATTCGGTCCTTGTTCACATGACCCCGGCAGAAGTCGGCGGTCTTCAAGCGCTTGCTATGTCCCACGGTGGGACACTCACAGTCAACCCCGACACCGGCCTGCCTGAAGCGGGTTTTTTGTCGTCACTTCTCCCCACGCTAATTGGTGCTGGTTTGACCATTGCCTCGGGTGGCGCACTGTCCCCGCTAATGGCGGCGGGTATTACGGGTGTTGGCTATGGGCTGGCTACGGGTGATCTAGGTAAAGGTTTGATGGCAGGTCTAGGCGCTTACGGTGGTGCAGGTCTTGGTGCGGGTTTGACGGCTGCGGGAGCTAATGCAGCAGGTGCCAGTACAGCGTCTGGCCTTTTGGGGGAAGGTGGCAAACTTGCTGCGGGTGTTACTCCTGAGATGTATGCGGCGCAGGTTACAGCCGCACAGAACGCCGCCACTACGCCTTGGGCACTTTCTAATTTTTCAACTGCAGGCCAAGGTCTGAGCGCATTGGGCACCGAAGGTGGCCGCGCTGCTTTTATGAGCGGCATGTCTTCCCAAGCACCTTACGCGGGTCTGGCTGGTGGTGCAGGGCTACTAGGCGCTTTGACTCCAGAAGCCACACGTTTGGGTGGCGGCACACAAAAAGCGCTGATTCGCCCATATACCTACGAGCGTACACAAAACCCCGAAGCCTATGCGCCAAGTCCCACCGTTTATTCCGGTCAGCCTTTCCGTTCCAGCGAACAAAACTACTTCACCGACAAGTACACCGCGCTGTCTCCCTATGCCGCGCCGGGTCCTGAATATGCCGCTGGCGGTTTAACCGCGCTGGCAGTAGGCGGTCCGATTGAAACCATGTCAGCTATGAATGCCGTTGGGCAAAACATGGGGTATCCGCAGTCTCAGTTCCAGACGGATATTTATAGCAACCCCGGCACACAACGCCCAGAGGTAATGAACATGATTGCACCTTCTGGTGATGTACCGGTTGACCCGTACACGGGCGAACAGAAGTTTGCGCATGGTGGTGAAACGCATCTTGGTGACTATTCTGATGGCGGTCGTCTTCTGAAAGGACCCGGCGATGGCATTAGCGATTCGATCCCTGCTGTTATTGGTGGCAAGCGGCCTGCTCGCTTGGCTGATGGTGAATTTGTTATCCCTGCACGCATCGTGTCAGAACTCGGAAACGGAAGCACAGACGCGGGAGCCAGAAAACTCTACGCCATGATGGACCGCGTGCAGAAAGCCAGAAAGAAAAGTGTCGGAAAAGAAAGAGTAGCTGTTGATAGTAAAGCAGAGAAGTTACTCCCCGCATGATCGAGGTATCGGCAGTACCAACAGAATACATAAACGTCTGCTGGCCACAAGTTGAAGAGTATCTGGAAGGGGCTGCGAAGTACACGCATGGTAGGTATACGGTTGGTAATATCTACGACAGGATTGTGGAAGACGGGTATCAGTTGTGGGTGGCGTTTGAGGGTGACGTAATACTTGGCGCGGTGGTGACGAACGTGCTGGTCTACCCACAGAAAAAAGTTTTGGCAATGCCGTACTGTGGCGGCGTGGAATTACACAGATGGAAAGACCCGATGCTGGCGCTACTTAGAAAGTTTGCAGCGCAGATTGGATGTGAAGCAATAGAAGCAACTGCCCGCAAGGGTTGGGCAAAAGTATTTAAAGACGACGGATATAAAGAACAGTGGGTGACTTTCGAGTTGCCGCTACAAGGAGCAGGAAATGGGTAAGGACTCTCCACCACCGCAGCCAACAAGCCAAACAGTAACCAATACGTCTATTCCTGAGTATGCACGGCCTTATGTCGAGCGCATGCTTGGCAAAGCGGAAGCACTTTCTGAAACGCCATACCAGCCATATAAAGGCGAGCGGATTGCTGGCTTCACCCCCATGCAGCAGCAGGCGTTTGAAGGCATACAGAACTTACAGACCGCGCCGCAGCTAGGACAAGCGTCTGGTTTGGCCGGATTGGCGGGTCTTGGCTCCTTGGGTGCCGGGATGCAGTATCAACGTATGGCGACGGACCCCGCGCAGATGCAGGCTTGGATGTCGCCGTACCAGCAAGCGGTAACGGATATTGGTCTGCGTGAGGCTCGCAGACAGTCTGATATTTCCGGCCTTCAGGCCGCAGGCCAAGCCGCTCGTGCGGGGGCTTTTGGTGGTTCACGGTTTGGTCTACAAGAAGCCGAGCGCCAGCGTAACTTGTCTCAGCAACAAGCCGACATTCAGGCTAAAGGCTCTCAAGCTGCGTTTGATGCCGCACGTCAGGCACAGCAGTTTGGTTCCACGCTGGGTCTTCAGGGTATGGGTCAGGCGGGGCAAGCCGCAGCTACGTTGGGACAGTTGGGCACCGCACAGTTTGGCCAGCAGAAAGACATCATCAACGCCATGCAGAACGCTGGCGCTATGCAGCGTGACCTTGAGCAACAGCGACTACAACAGCAGTACCAAGACTTCTTGAACCAGCGCGGCTACCCACAACAGCAACTGGCATTTATGTCGGACATGCTCCGTGGCCTGCCGCTGTCTCAGTCTGCACAACAGATGTATCAGGCTCCGCCCTCCATGCTGTCGCAAGCAGCAGGTCTGGGCTTTTTGGGTAAAGGTCTGGGGATGTTTGCCGAAGGTGGCGAAGTGGATTCAAGCTCGGCTGGATTGGCCGATCTGGCGCTGATGCGCATGAGCGAGGACTAAGATGATCGATCAAAATCTGAAGCGCCGTATGGAGTTGATGTCGCCCCGCGACTTGAAGCAGTTTGCTCTTCTCCATAAAAACGATCCGTTCGTTGTGTCGATGGCGGTGGATATTGACAACACCCGCAAAGCCGCGCAGCGCCAGCAAGCTATGCAGATGGCGTCAGCCAGCCAAGGACAGCCCCCGGTAGTAGACCAGAACATAGCTGCAATCGGCATGCCCGAGGGTGGCATTCCGGTCTTACCCGCGCAGAACATGGAAGGCATGGCTGATGGCGGCATCGTAGGTTACGCCACAGGCGGTAAAACGGCAGATCAAGACAAAGAAACTTACCGCGAGTACGCCATGCGCAAAGCGCGGGAGTACGGCCTTGATCCTAAGTTTGTAAATCAGATTTTTGAAATTGAGTCTGGCTACGATCCTAAAGCCAAGTCCGGAACAGGCCCACAAGGTATTGGGCAGCTTACGTCTTATATCGCCAAGCGCTTTGGCATATCCCCTAAAGACCGCACCGATCCGTACAAGAACATGGACGCCTCAATCGGCTTCATGGACTACTTGAACAAGAAATACAAAGGCGACCCGGCCAAGATTGCTGTGGCGTATAACCAAGGCGAGCCAGTGCTCGACGCGCACTTAAAGCGCAACAAGGGCAAGCTGGTGCCCGAGACACTCCACGAGGATGTCAAGACCGAGAACAAACAAGAGCCTGCCAAGTATTTGGAAAAGATGGCTCCGGTCTTGGCGCAAGCACCTGCTGCGCCGCGTGAAGTACCGCGTACTCCTGAGATGTTGGCACGCCAGCAAGAAGCTGTTCGTCGCCGCAAGCTGGCTGAAGCCATTCCGTTTATTGGAGCAGCGCAAGCGGCTGAGCCTCAGATGTCAGTAGCACCTACACAACCCCCAACGCCTGCTGATCGATTCTCTGACATATCTGTGCCTACTCCTGCCAGCATGGCGGCTGAACGTAAGCGTGCTGAAGCTGCGCGCAACGCACCTTCTTCTTTTTATGACAAGCTTTACGGCGCAGCCGAGGCCGCGCATGCTACCTTGCTTGGCGCACCCGCTACGGCTACAGGTTTGATTGCGCTTGATCCGGTAGCCCGCTACTTGGCACCCAAGACAGAAAAAGGCAAAGAGTACACGCAGGACATCCACGATCTGCTGGTCGGCCAAATGAAGTTGCCCCCTTACATCGCGGGGGTTGGTGTGCCTCGTGCCCCGACTCGTGCGCCTGCTGCTCGTGAAGCTGCCGGTATTGCTGAACTTACCGCCAAAGCCGCTCGTGAACGCGCTGAAACAGCCAAAGCCCCACGTCTACCCGCACCAAAAGCTGAGAAGCCGATGACTCCGTTGATGGAGGAAATTCAGGCAGGCCGCGCAGCCGACGCAGCGCGCAAAGAGTTCAGTGTGGCTCCCGAAACAGCCGAAGTTGCAGGCGAAGCACTTGCTCGTAGAAAGCTTGGCGAGCAGGCCAGTGACGTAGCACGGGCTGAAAAAGTTGCCCGAACGGCAGAAGCCGAGGCTGCACTGGCAGGAGATAAAGCAGAAGCAGCGAGATTGGCTGATCGACTTGGCGCAGAACGTCAGGGACGGCTGGCTGGTATTGAACAGTTGACTAGTGTGCCGGGTTTGGCTGGCGAAGCTGCGGGTGTTGTGCCTCCCGCACCGACTAAACGCCCGTACGAAGCATGGGAGGCGGATTTTGTTGATCGCGACCGCACTCCTTCAGCACCCACTCCGCTGGAAGAAGAAACGAAAGTAGAACCACCAGCCCCAACACCTGCCAAAACAGGTTTGGGCGCACTGACGGACGAGGATTGGCTGACTATGGGCTTGCATATGTTGCAAGCTCCGGCAGGTCAACCCGGAGGCGCTTTGAGTCAGTTGGCGGCTAACGTCGGTCGTTCTGGTCTGGCTACGCTGGGCGAGAAACGTGCACGCGAACAGCGCGAGTTGGATCGTATGTACAGACAGACAATGGAAGGTTACTATAAGGGCCTGACCGGCCAGCTTGGTAAAGAGCCCGAAGAGATTCGCACGCTGAGAACGCTGCAAGGTGATCCAAAACTTATGGATGCCTATCGACAGATGCAAGAAGCGCGGGATATTACTGGCCAACGTGCACGCCTGATTCAGCAGTTCTACTCTGCGCAAATGATGGGACAACTCCCGGCAGACATGACGCTGGATCAGTGGCTTGCAAAAGTTGGCGGTGATGTTGCTAGTGGCGGTGCAGATATGTTCAAAGTGGTGGGTAGTCGCCCAAGTCCGTAAGGATAGACAGACATGACAATTTATAGCGTTCAGGGCCCGGACGGGCGTATCTATGACATTGAAGGTCCAGAAGGTGCGTCCGAACGGCAGATCATAGCCGCCCTGCAACGCCATCTTGGCAGTCAGGTAGAAGCGCCCAAACCCCAACCCAAAGCCGGATTCATGCCCAACGTCAAGGCGGGCATCGAACGCATAAAAGGCGACTACTACGCAGGGCTTGCAGCCCTCGGTCGCCCCGGTGCAGCAGAAGAAGCCGCCGCCCACCGCAAGAAAGCCGGAGAGATTGCCTACACGCCGGAGTTTACCGAGCACCCCCTAGACTTTTTGACCAGCGTTGCTGGCGGCTCTGTTCCGTATATGGCTGCGCCTCTAGCTGCGGGTGCTGCTGCCACTCCGCTTGGGACACTGGGGGCTATGGGTGCTGCTGGTTTGGCTTCTGGTCTGCAGTTTACGGGCTCGGACCTATCACGCCAGCTTGAAGAAGGTACGCGGCCTGAAGCGTTGAGTCTTGGTGCTGCTGCCGCAGCCGCTGTTCCGCAGGCGGCACTGGATGTGATCGGCTTTAGGTACATTCCCGGTATTCGTACGCTCTTTGCCAAAGCAGGCGTGCCACTTACTAACGAAGCGGCCAAGGGGATTGTCGGCAAATACATCTTGCCTGCGGCCAAGACGGCGGGTGTTGAAGGGGCTACCGAAGCAGGCCAAGCCGTGTTCGAGCGTCTGCAAGCCGGACTAAGCATCACCGACCCAGAAGCTCGTAAAGAGTACTTTGATAACTTCGTAGGCGGTGCTGTACTTGGTGGCGCACTGGCTGTCCCCGGCACGATGCTGGAAGGCCGTCGCCGTCCCCCTGAACAACCTGTTGCCCCTCCTGTTGAAGCGCCTGTTGAACGTGAGCGCGGGGAGATCACAACCATTCCTCCCACCGAACGTGGTGAGATTGGTGTAGCAGAGTACAAAGCGCCAGCAGAGGAAGCGCCCGCCGCCCAAGAAGCTATTCAGCTTGGCTATACCCCCACACCTACTCCCAACGTAGTAGACCTGATGGACCAGTATCAGGCTGCACAGCCGCGCATCAGTGCGTTGGAAGAACAGTTGCAAGAAGCTGCTGCCGCAGGCGACACGGCAAAAGCACGGGATTTGTTTGGTCAGCTACAGACAGCACGCGAAAGTGTTGCCGGTCTAAAAACACAGATCGAAGAACTTGGTGGTGTAGCCAAAACCAGTTTGGAACATGCAGAAGAAAGCAAGAAAGCTTTTGCCGATTTGGATAAAAAGATCAAGGCCACCCAAAAACAAATGGCCGATGCTGGCCAGCTAGGCGACTTCGACAAGATTCCAAAACTCGCTGACAAGCTGGATGCGCTGCAAGAAGAACGCACTAAGCTGGAAGAAACCGTAGCCCGTCAGCAAGAGCTGCTGCGGGTACAGGCTACACCTAAAGACGAGACGATCCCTTTATTTGCTACGGATCAAGCGCAGCCTATGCGCACAAAAGTACTGCGTCCTGCCGAAGCCGGGGCAGGTGCGCTGCAGCCGGAAGATAAACAGCAAGCACTCTTGGAAAAGAAAGAGCAACTTGCAGAAGCTGAGCAAAAAGACACAAGCGGCATGTCTGTTGCAGAAAAAGGGCTGCACCAAGAAAACATAAGCAAACTGCGCGACGAAATAGCGGAGCTTGGCTACACTGGCGCAAGACAAAAAGTAGACCAAAGAGCCGTTACCGCCAAAGAAGCTGAGATTGAAGAAAAAGCTACCGCCTTGGTAGCAATGATGAAGGCGGGGCCAAAAGCAGCTTCCGAAGAAAAACGTGCAGCAGCGCTGGCTGAAGTCAACCAAGCACGTGAACGTCTGGCTTTCCTAAAAGAAAGATCGCAAGCTGCTACAGCAGGCGAAATGGACGAAGCGCTAAACCGTGCGCAGATTGATCTTAAGAACGCTACGGAGCGGTTGGAAAATCTAAGCAAGAAAGAAGCGCTGCCACGTCATATCACTGAAGTCAACAGAGCTTCGGAAGAGTTGAACAAACTCTATGCTGAACTTGACGCGCTGCGTGGTGGCAGACCCCTGCCTACCGAAAGCCCGATGGCGCTGTTCCAGCGCGAAAACTTAATCCGTACTGCTTTGGTCAATGGCGACAAGCGTACGGCAGACATACTGCTGCGCGCTCAGAGAGAAGACGAGCGTCGTGGTCAACGCGGGATGTCAGATAAAGAGAAGCTGGCTGAACGTGTTCAGCAGCGCTTGAACTTGCCCGGTACCGTTGTTGAACGTGCGGTGTTTGACGAAGACTACGACGCCACTGTGGAAGAGATTGACAATCAGATAAACAAGATTGTCTCCAAACAAGGCAACGCCAAAGAATCCTATTTGCAAAAAGCCGAGCGCCTGTACCGTGAGATGCAGTTGTTTGCGCAGGCAGCGGAAGACCCCGAAGCTACCCCGCACCAGCGGGCTATGGCGCGTAGGACGTTTGAAGCCCGACTGAAAGAATACGAGACCATTCTGAACGGCAGAATCACGCCTGCCTACAACGAGTTGTACAAGTTGTACACCAGCCTGTACACCAAGAAAGAAGTTGCGCCTGCATCAGAGATCGAGGCCAAGAAGCGTGCTGAGA